CCCCGGCGCTATCTAAGCCTCGGGCTGTGGCAATCCACATGAAAGTGTATATGTCGCCGCTAGCAATCATTCCCGCAGGCGCTACAATTGGTGTCTCGACCGGGGTCCCGTCCGGCACATTTGTCATCGTGATCATTGTATCTCGCTTTTTCGTCGAGGAGACGTTTAAAAGCCGACGTTTTGACATAGGTCGGGCTCGTCTTCGGTATGTCCTTTTCCGATATGGAGCGCGTTTCACGCCGGAGCGTCGGCGGGGTGTAGTTCGACGGCGATAAGTTCGCCTGCGAGCCGTGAACCTTCGGGCATACGGCATGGTGCTGACTAGAGTCGTGCTGATCCTGGTAACGGTGGCGGCAATGGATGCAGCCGAAGTCTGGATCCATACTAGCGGGGCTTGGCGGTATTTATACTTTATTGATTTGAAATCAAATATCGAGGATCGAGGATCGAGGATCGAGGGGCAGGCAGGTTTTTATGCTGGCGCCAAGGCTGCTGCCTAAACTGCCCCCGGTCACATCCCCTCCGTGCCGTCGGAGAGCCGGAGACTTTCTCCGGCAGCAGCTATAAAGCTGGTCTGTGGTCTATGGTCCTAGGGAATAACATTAAGAATCCCTAGGACCACCCTCTTATGCCTTTTCGTTTTCAAGCCAAATATGGACTTCTCACGTACGCCCAATGTGGAGATCTCGACCCTTGGGATGTGGTTGGACACCTTAGTTCTCTGGGAGCAGAATGCATCGTGGGCCGCGAACGTCATAGCGATGGAGGAGTGCATCTCCATGCTTTCTTCATGTTCGAATCCCGATATCGAACTTCTAACGCTCGAGTGTTCGATGTTGGCGGCTGCCACCCAAATGTATCGCGTGGCTACAGTAATCCAGCCGATGGATACGATTATGCGATCAAAGATGGTGACGTGGTCGCCGGAGGACTGGATCGTCCCGGAGAACATCATGCTGCGAAATCATCTCACTGGTCTCAGATCGTTGAAGCAACGGATGAGGATGAATTTTGGGCACTTGTTAGAGAGTTGGATCCTCGAGCGCTTTGCGTCAGTTTTACCTCTTTACGTGCCTACGCCAGCCACCGTTTTGCACCTGAGAGAGCTCCTTACAGGACCCCTGATGGAGTATCATTCTGCACGGGAGACTACCCTTCACTTGATGAATGGGTGGAGGCAAATTTGCGAAACTGCACTGACAGCCGGTAAGTAACGGTCGACCCCCGTAAAGGGGGGATCTCCCTCCGTCATTATCTGAAGTTGTACTGGGGCCTTCGGCTTTACTTCGGTTGATCTGCCCAGGTGGGGGTGCCCCCTCCCCCAAGGGGGGGTCCCTCACCCCACCTTCGAGCGGGGTATGCTAATCCCTTTTTATTCTAGTCCGAAGTCGCTCATCCTCTATGGAGATACTCGCCTTGGAAAGACACTATGGGCTCGATCTCTCGGGGAGCATGCCTATTTCGGTGGCTTGTACTCAATGGATGAACAACTTGATCGAGCACGGTACGCCGTCTTTGACGACATCATGGGAGGACTTGACTTCTTCCCAGGGTACAAGCAATGGCTGGGAGGACAACGATGCTTTTACGTAACGGACAAATATAAGGGCAAGCAGTATATTGAATGGGGGAGGCCCACCATATGGCTATCTAACACGGATCCCCGTGGTGCCGCCAAGTGCGACATTGAATGGCTTGAGGGGAACTGCGTCATTGTACATATTGACTCGCCTATTTTTCGTGCCAATACAGAGTAGCTTCCGGCCCGAATGAAAGTGTGTGCGACCCTCCTTCAAAACACCTAAACATGTCGACTACGTAATAGTCTCCCATACCCGGTTTTCCTTCTGTAGACATGGGGAACCCGTCAACTGTGTCTCCGTTTTCTTCATCTCCATACACTAAGTTATGGCGCATGCCATGCCACCTAGAGGTGACTCTGATGGTACCACTGTCGTTTCCACTCCGGATTGTTGTCATCTTATCATACTTCACGGAGATACGCGAGGTATCGAGGGGAGCCGTGAATCTATCCGTCCAATCGACGTTTTGTGTGCCCCTAAAGGCTGCAGCGGCAAATTCGTCCCATGTCTCGTCCGGGATTTCATTGACCAATCGGACATATCCGGCGGAGGTTTGTCGGAAGAGGTCTGACTCCGCGGGATCGGCGGTATCGAGGAAGCGGTCGCCCTTGTAGGTAAAGCAAATGCGCCTCCAAAGCCAGGGCGCACCGTCGTTCGTACGTAATGCAATTTTTTCTTTTAGGCCCACCATGTAACATGACTGGGATGAGCGCATAGCCTGTTGAGCACGGGTGCCTATTGCGCCCCCGGCGCTATCTAAGCCTCGGGCTGTGGCAATCCACATGAAAGTGTATATGTCGCCGCTAGCAATCATTCCCGCAGGCGCTACAATTGGTGTCTCGACCGGGGTCCCGTCCGGCACATT